CTGAATTAAAATCGGGGAAAGAGATAAAAATTACCGGAACCTTTATATTGAGTCAAATAAATGAACAATAATAACAAAATGCAAGTTGTTAATCCACAGCCTCCTGTTGCGAGATTTCCCAGGAATATCGAACAAAATTCACACTACGCCACGCTTAACGGGCTCCTCTCCGTCCATCCCCTGCTCAAAGATTACGGCAGCGCTGAACCTCTTATGCACATGAGCGCGGCGGCGCATTCCGTTTGGTCAATTCTCACATCAGGTAGACAAAATTATAGAAGACAACTTTATAACCGAATAAGAAGGAAAGTACCTGAAACTGCATCAAGCAGAACCATTTGAAAATGATTATCTAAAAAAAATGTGTGTATAGATAAGGAAAATGACAGGAACTCACAAAAATAACGACGCAATTGAAATTACTCAACTTTTGGAGGATGAGCGCGCTGAATCGGGAACTCACCACACGCATGTATCAATGCGTAACCCCAAGGGAAGTTTTAGGCTATCTCGCGCAAATCTTGACAAGTTAAATGCTCTTCTCTGTCGGTACAATGAGGAAAGTTTCGGTAGCGGGAATTTTGGACTCGCGGAGAAGGGACAAGGGAATTTTTTACCTATTCTCGTTGACGTTGATTTAAAAGTCCCCAAAGAAGTCGTTTCGGCCCGACTCGCGCAAGGGAACAGCACGGACAGAGTCCTTTACTCGATGGTTCAAATTAAAGAGTTGGTAACAAAGTACCAGTCTATTCTTCGGAACATTTGCGAGCATGACATGGATGACAAACTTTTAGCGTGTGTCGTGTTGGAGAAGCCAATGTATACCCAGGATGTCGGCGAAACGTCTTATGTCAAAAACGGTTTCCATCTTCATTTTCCTTTTTTATTTCTGGACCGAAAGTACATTCGGGTGCACGTTACACCGGCCGTGCAATCGTGGATGGATGAGCGTGCACTTTTTGAAGATATCGGCATGCAGGACGCAAACTCCATAATTGACTCGGCCGTATCCAACGACATTGCCTGGCTCATGTACGGCTGCAAAAAAGAGGGGTCTGGGATGAGCCCTTACAAGGCGACGTGCGTTATTAATTACAAAGGAGACACGTTGAGCTTGGCGGATGCGTTTGATGGGTGTCAAATATTTGACTCGGATGCAGAACCGATTGCTATTACAAAAGAGAACGTCGTGTTTCATTTGCCCCGTATACTCAGCATCAGATGCACTCACCGAAAACTGACAGCAATCAGAAATGATTTGGTGCCCCCGTCTATTTTGAGGGAAAACATGCCTAGTCTTGAGTTTATCTCTTCGCGCCAAGAAATGAACTCAAACCCCACGAAAGATCTTGAAACGGCGAGTCAAATTATCAAATTTATTGCACAGCACCGGACGGAAACGTACATCGACTGGATGAAAATAGGGTGGATTTTGTGCAATATCTCGGGGAGATGCCGAGAAGCATTCGAAATCTGGGATGAGTTCTCTAAACGCTCCACCAAGTACGATGCAACTCTCATGGAAGACACGTGGAATCACATGGATATTAGAAAGAAACCCGGACTCGCCTCTCTCATATGGTTTGCCAAAACAGACAGCCCCAGCGAGTTCAAGAAGTGGCAAGGGAATAACATGGAATCGAAGATTATGGAAAGCATTCAAACAGGTGGGACTCACAACGACCTTGCCCGCATGATGCACTCGATGTACAGAACAATGTTTGCATGCTCTTCGGTGTCAAGCAAAAAGTGGTTTCAGTTCATTGACCACGCGTGGGAAGAAATCGAAGAAGGAACGTATCTCCGAGCAAAATTGTCCGACCCACACGACGGTCTTGTAGGGGTGTATCAAACCGCAATTGAGAAGCAACGTGCTGTCCTCGCCGCAGAATCAGACGACGCGGCCAAGGAAATGCATAACTTCCGGATAAAGGCGATGAACAAAATAATACTCAATCTCAAACACTCTGGCTACAAAAACAACGTCATGCGTGAATGCACTGAAGTCTTTTACGACAAGACCTTTTCCGAAAAGCTTAACCTTGACAGAATGCTTGTCGCGTTTGATAATGGCGTGTATGACCTGTCCAATAATACATTCAGAGATGGACTCCCCGAAGATTACATTTCGATTAAAATGCCAGTAAAGTACCGAAAATTCCATCGAACCGACGAAAAGGTCAAACAGGTGGAGATGTTTTTCGAACAAGTGTTCCCAGACCCAACCGTGAAAAAGTACTTTCTTGACGTATACTCCGAAATCTTTGAAGGTGGAAACTCGAGGAAGGTCGTTGTCGTTTGGACTGGAAATGGGGACAATGGGAAATCGATTACGCAAAAGCTGTTAGAGTTGATGCTGGGAAGACTGTCCATCAAATTTTCGACAACGCTGCTGTCGGGAAAGAAGCAACAAACAGGAAGTGCTACCCCCGAACTCGCAAGAGCGAAACCCCCCGTTCGCCTCGCCGTGATGGACGAACCGAACCACGATGAAAAGCTTAACTGTGGGCTCATGAAACAACTCTCCGGAGGAGATTCTTTCTCCGCGCGAGACCTCTTTGAAAAGGGAAGTCAAATGCAAGACCATACGCCCTATTTTACGCTGACTATTCTGTGCAACGGCCTTCCGGCTCTTAGACACCCGGACAAAGCGACATGGAACCGAATCAAGGTCATCCCGTTCGAATCAACGTTTGTAGATGGGGACAAGAAGTGTCCGGACACATACGAGGAACAGCTCCGTGACAAGTGCTTTCCGAAAGACCCTAATTTCACGGATAAGATTCCAGGCATGCTCGAAGCATTGTCGTGGTTCTTGCTTCAACACCGAGCAGGCTGGCCAGATGAAGACGGAAACAGAACAGAGTTTCTGGGTCCCATGGGAGGTCCAGCAAAGGTGCAACAGGCCACACGCGAATACGCCAGGCAAAACGATTTGGTTCGGCAATTCATCGACACTGAATACGAACAATGTGACGACTTGTCGAAGAAAGTGCGACAGGAATCCTTGTGGAATCATTTCAAGGAGTGGTGGGGAATGAACCACACCGGGAGCAGTTCCGACATGCCAGTCACTGACTCGAGCGAGTTTGTCGTGAAAGTCAACACCAACTGGAAAAATTCAATTAAATTTGGGTCATCGACTTCCTGGAGTGGTTACAAAGCGTGTACAAGCATGCACGCAAATGATGATTTCGCTACAAACGAAGACCTTATGCTGTAATTAATAAAAATAGATAAAATTGAAAATGATTTAAAAAAAAATATTTTTTTAAATTCAACCCTGCAACCATGTCTCGATTTGCCGATTACGAATCAGAAGACGAGGAGAAACTCCAGTATGAATACGAAATCCAGTGTATGGAAAACTATCCATATTCAGATGATGAGGACGACCGCGCAAACAGCTACACTATGAGGCACAGGATAAAGCACACTCCGCCTCACACCAAACCAACTGCGGGCAAGGGGAAAGCACAACACAAAAAAACTAAAACCCAATAGATTCAGAATCCTCTCTCGTAAAAACTAAAAATAAAAAAGCCCCAGTGTTTGAACCTAAATAGTTCAAATACTGGGGCTTTTTTGCGTCACTTTACATAAAAAAATAGAGCGAGCTTAATTTTGGAACATCAATAAATTTTTCATTTACGACAACATTACCACGCTTAATTTCTCTCAAACTAATTTTTCTGTCAACACCATTACTTATGTCTGTATCTCGTATTAGTGATAACACCGATTGTCCAGGACAATCGATGAATTCAAGCGTTGTATACCAATTTGGTAACCAAAGCAACGGATCTCGTAACCCAAACACTTTTATTTTTTTCAATGTATGACGATGTCTATCACACAGTCTTATAAAATTGCGATAACTCGGACTCCTTGCTCCATTCAAACTAATCGATTTAAGCCATCCATGCCGACTACAAGTATCGCTCGTCTGACAAAGGGAATGGGCATCATTGCTTCCATTATAAGACTGTATACTCTGGATAATATCTACAGGCAGTGTAATAAACGTCATTTTCATTTTATACCAGTACACCAGTCTTAAAATTAACATTCAACATAATTTTCACCAACGGGTGCGATAAAAGGGAAATCGTGATTTGCACTGTCGTAGTCTGCAACCACCTCTTCGCCGCTCGCTATATCTCGAACAGAAATTAAATTTATCTTGTCGTTTGAATCCACCAACTTTACATTGCGCTTACGTTTGCAATGATTTATATACGGTATATAGACGGACGCCATTCGTTTGAAAGCGGCGACAGACACGGGGTCGTTCCTTCTACTCGGATGCATCCCGGGGAATGCATTGAAGAGTGTTTCTCCCTTGCCAATCGCATGGTTTGTGAAAACACCCTTGCCATGGATACCAGACTCGCGTATTTCAAAATTAGAGAGATACTGCTCTTTCCCACGACTGAATAATAAAAAGAGGGAATAAATTAGAATTATACAAATTAGAATTATCACTAAACACGTTATCATCATTTATTATAGGTATTTTGTACTACAAAAGTACTACAAAATATAACGTGTTGTTTCTATACTATATTTGTATAGAAAGTATATATATGCACTGCTCGGAGGTGCACTCTTACAAAACAGGAAAACCAAGGGCACCACCCGAAATTCTGATGATGTTATTGTTAACACAGGTGAGGACAAACCTGTACTTATTTTGCACCTGTAGGCCAGACGACTGCGGGTTGTTGGGACCGACGGCAGCTGCCTGGTCGAACGGCGGCAGATTGGCGGCTCCGACGTTGACGGCCTTCGCCGCTGCCTGGCAAAGGCCACTGAACTCCGGCACAATAGACACGTTGGTGAGCTTACCGTAGTTAGTAGACCCCATCGGATCGAGGCAAATGAAATCAAGCGAGTACGAGTAGCAATGGTAGCCACTGACTTCAGGAACAACCGGTGCAGTAAAGTACGGATTGACTTGGGAGAAGTAGTCGTTGCCCATTTGGCCGAGACGGTTGGTATTCTCGTAGACAAGAGAGCACCGAAGAAGAGGGTCAACCTGGTACTGGCCACTGAATTTTGTAGGGCACGCCACAAGATCACCCATCTGCGGCGGGCCGGTCGTGTAGCAAGAAAGCTCATTAGCGTTAGTGATATTCTGAATCGCAAAAAACAGAACCTTGATAGCATGCGAAAGACGAAGATCAATCGACTGGCTAGCCCGTGAGCCGGGATCCACAGTGACCTGGGACGCCATCTGAGCCTGCTCAATGAGAATGTCGCGAGGAGCACAGGCCATACGTTTACGCTCATCATTGGAGACGATAGCATAATTAGCCCAAACCTGCACACTTTCAAAGTCAGGCTCGACTAACACGTCGGTGGGCACCGTCGCCGCCCGTTGGTAAATGGAGTTTGCCAGCGCCAACGTGACGTTCCTTTCCGCGATAAGAAGCTCGTTCCAATTCCGGAATGTAAAGTTGATGCGCATCTCGTTATACGGAAGAGCGGCAGTCGGAAGAGCAACTCCCGAATCACGAGAGAAGAAGAACGGAAGGGGGAGATTAAGGTACGTGATCGTGGGGCCACCGTCCTTCTGGACGGAATCCTGCAAGACAGCTCCAGCAAGATTATTAAGCTGCGGGGGGAGAAATGCGCCCAGCGCGCACGGATTGGTGAGAGCAACCGTATTACCGATCATGTTATTGTAAGCCAGCTGCTTGCCCTTCGGCACGGTAAAGGCACTCCAGAAATCAAGATGGGTACTGTCGAATCGAGCAGCAACGAGGTCGTTGAAAGTGATAGCGCATTCCTTGACCAGATTATGCATAAGATTACGAGTCCAGCGAAGACGGCCATTTGGACTGCCGACGGCAGACTGCACCTGCTTCAGGCCAACACGAAGCCACGTTTGCAGCAGGTAATCACCAGCACGGGAAATACTGCACGACCAGCTTTGGCCGAATTTGGGCTGGCCGGATGCGTTCGAGAGAACAACAGGGACTTGAGTAAACCACGTCGATTTGCACGTAGTGCGAACGAAGTACGCAACTGCATCGCCGCAGCCATACATATACTTCTCAAGCTCGTCATAAGTCGCAAGATCAATAAATCCTGATGTAATGTTCGATGATTGAATGCTCATGTTTTATATTGTGCAATATTTTTTTTTTAAGTTGGAAAAATGCAATGGTCGCAGAGTAATCTTTTTTAAAAGAAAAATTAAAGACGAATTGAAAATAAATCACTCGGTTAACATATCGCACGTAACGGCACGTGTCGACACGGGACTCGTCGCCCGTCGTCACCGAAAACAAAAAAGACTTGTTAAAACGTACATAAAAAAAAAGAAATTGTCACTACCGCATTTACACAATTTGAAAGATCTCATTGTGCTCGCCCAGAAAATAAAACAAGGGGATCGGTTCGTGCGAATCGATAATGCCGCCTTGAAAAGAGCATGCGAGCACTTGCAAGCGTTAGACAAATTGGTCGGTCTCGAAACGCTGAAATCAACGGTCTTCGACCAACTCGTGTACTTTCTTCAGAAACTCGACAAAATTACAAACGACGAGTACCTGCACACCATGCTCGCCGGCCCGCCCGGCGTTGGGAAAACGACCGTTGCCAAAATACTTGGTAAGATATACGCATGTCTCGGCGTTATTGAAAACCCAAAAAGCATTTTTAAAATAGCGCACCGCGAGGACCTTGTCGCGTCGTACCTCGGACAAACGGCGACAAAAACATTAGCTCTGCTAAACTCGTGTCTTGGGGGAGTCTTATTCATAGACGAAGTGTACGCTCTCGGGTCTGGAAAGGAAGGAAAAGACTCCTTCTCGAAAGAAGCAGTCGACACACTCTGCGGCTTTCTATCCGAAAACGCAGGCAAATTCATTTGCATTATTGCAGGGTACCAGATAGACATCGAACGGTGCTTCTTCAACCTAAACAAGGGACTGAAATCCAGATTCCAGTGGGTGCATGTCCTTGAACCCTACTCTGGAACACAAATGAACAAAATATTTTTGTCACAAATAGTCAAAATAGGATGGACGGTGGACAAAAACGACAAAGAAAAAATTGAAGCGGTGTTTCAAGAAGATACTCTTTTTGAAAACGGTCAAGGAAGGGCCATTAAAAACTTTTTATTCAAGTGCAAAATTGCACACTCCAAGCGTCTTCTGTGCGAAGAAAACGGAACACCAGGCTGCCTCTCTATAAAAGACGTTCAAGAGGCCGCGAAATCACACAAGCGTGACGACAACGACGACAAACACTTTCAATCCATGTTTCTCTGATCGGAGTTATCCACTTGCGGGATTTTGACGTTTTCCTATCCGACAATTAAGGATGCCCGGAGCAAGGCTGAAACCCGGCGGAGCATACCGTATCAATGAAACTATAAGTTTACCTCCACTAGAGCCATTTTCGGTGCCATCTGATCCAGTGTCGGCATCGAGAGCATTTGTAACAAAGCCTGCAATTGAAGTGATTGCGAGATGACTTAGAGACGAAGTGACATTACTAGTACATGTGTACGTGTCATCAATTTTGGCGTAATCATCGCTACTGATCGACGGTTGCGGAAAATGCACCTTTACTATTTGCATCACGAAATTATCGCTAAATTGGCCGCCAGGGATCCAGTCCAATGCAAAGTTATCTTTTGTCAACGTAAAAACAATACTAGCTCCACCGATGGTTACGGTGGCCGGAGCTGCTGTGGCTGTTGCGAAGAATCCAGCTTGAATTTGTTCTTTAGTATACGTTATTGTATCTCCTGGCAGGTAACCCGAACCATCAGTTATTATGAGGCTTGTTATGTTTTGGGCGCCAATGGTGGCAGCGGCTAGTGTAATTGTACATGCGAATCCTGTTCCAGCGGCGGAGGTTGTGGCTGGGAGGAGATTAGCTTGCAGGTCAAATACCGGCTTTGTTCCATCCAATGGAGCGGCTATCACCGCAGCTGCAATCGTGACGGCCTTGGTAGTTGCGCTGGCCACTGCTTCGTTACTAGAAAATTGATTGCTGTCATGGTTAGCGCCAGACAATTGCATCTGAACACCTCCATCAGTTCCTTGAGCACTACACACTAATTCGTCATAGTTGGTAGCACTCGCAGTCGTACTTAACGTAAAAGTGATGCCACAATTATCACTGGTGTTGGTAATGACGACTAACATTGGTTTCTTGCCATCCACGTCTTCGAGTTTTGTAGTAGTTTGATCATCGAGATTTTGCACGAAAGTGTTTAACGCAAATATAGTTTGCGCATTGGCACTTGTTACGGAAACTCTATCGCCCGCTTTATAACCTGTCCCGGGGTTATCGATTACAACAGCGATATACCCGACATCAGCGTGATTGACTGGAACAACGTCGGAGTCGGTTAATGGGGGATGATAACGAAGCTTTACCGTCATCCCGGTGCCTGTACCGAGGGTTTCACCGGTAGCAGCTGTGTTTATAACAGGCACTGAAGTTCTAGATTCCATTATAGAATTCGGAATGTTCCAACCAAAAATGCCACCAGCAGCAGTTTTGAGTTGTATACCTGTAGCAGGGGAGGCCGGAACATTGTCGCCAGTGGCGGCGACAGGTGTGTTCACCGCATTAAACAGCGTGTTGACATTTTCACAATAAACATTGGACGCTAATCCTGTTTCTAATCCGCGATAAGGAGATTGTGGAGGTTGATATAAGAATGCCATATTTTATTTAATAACAACAATTTTTTTTAAATCAATCGCACATGAATCATTCTTTTTCCCTAATTGGTTTGAGACCACACGCGTTGATCCAATATTTCTGTCGACGTTGTGATGCGTGTGTCCGAACACCCACACGTCGGCTTTCTTAAATATGGGTGTATTTTCAAGATTTGTAGCGTAGAAGGATGCATACTTTCGGACAAATCTGGACGGCAGAAGCAGCGATTTTGACGGTGCGTGGTGCGTTATCACGACGAGAGGACCATCGATGTTCATTTTGGCTACTCGGTGAAGCCATTTCGTGTCTCTTCGGTGCATCGCTTGGTATTCCATGCTAGATACGTCACCGCTTCGCGGGCCGGAGGAAAGACGCATGTAATCGGGCAGTGCCTTTTCTCTTTCGATGTCCGACCACAGAGTAGCGCCAGCAAAAGTGATGCCGTTGATGTTGACTATTTTCCGCTCAAGAACTTGAACATTCTTGAGCTCCTTGTGCGTGGAGAGTTGTCGTTTGAATTCGTACAATAAGCCCCCCATTGATGAGTATTTTTGCGACGCGGACTTGTAGTAATACTCGTGGTTCCCGGGCACATACAGCACGTGTTTGAATTTTCGAGCAGCTTCTTTCAATCCATTTATCATCGGGTCAAGAGTGTGAAACGACCCCATATCGCCTGCAATGATTAAAATGGGTGTCAATGCTTCTATGTCTCTAATAACGTTCAATGCGTTTGGATTTCCAGATTCAATGTGGAGATCGGATACGATTTGAAACGATTTATTCTGCATAATTAATTATGTCTACCTAAAAAAACGAGTTGTGCAATCGTTTTCATTCACACCTCTCTTCGGTAGATTTAAAGTATGGAAAATTTGTGAAGAAAGAAATGACCGAAGTAATAGAAGTAAAAGAATTAAATTTGGAACTGATCGCGCCTGCAACCAGTGGAAATCACGCTGGTGGTTTTAAACTTGTCGTTGTGGGAAAGCCAGGCACGGGCAAGAGTACGTTGATATCAGCGTTGTTGTATGCCAAGAAGCATTTAATTCCGGCCGGCATAATTATGTCTGGTTCAGAAGACTCTAACGGATTTTACAGCAAAATGTTTCCCGCCTCGTTTGTGTTCAACGAGTACAGCGAGTCGCAGCTTAAAAAGTTCGTCAAGCGTCAGAAGATGGCGAAGCAAAAGATGAACAATCCGTGGGCAGTGGTGCTTTGTGACGATTGCACGGACAGTTCTAAGATTTTCAACACGAAAATCCAGCAGGGCATGTACAAGCGGGGTCGTCACTGGAACATGCTTTATATCCTGTCGTTGCAGTATGCAATGGATATTAATCCAGCAATCCGGACGAACGTGGACGGCGTGTTTATTCTGCGGGAACCTATTTTGAAGAACCGCAAAGCGTTGTACGAGAACTATGCAAGTGTTATTGGTGATTTTAATGTATTTTGTGAGCTGATGGACGCCCTGACAACGGACTACACGTGTTTGTACATTCACAATGCGATTCAGACAAATCGGTGGCAAGATTGTGTGTTTTACTACAAGGCAGAGCCACCGCCTGCTAATTTCCGATTTGGTTGTCGTGAATTCTGGAAGCACCACCATGATCGTTTCGACCCCGACCACGTCAACAATTTCGACGATTTCGAAGAAGATTGAAGAGG